CGAAACCAAAGAACGCCGTACGCATTTGGAGGTACTGTAGGGCGTCGGGGGGTAGGGATATATACTGCCCACACTGCCATACTAAGCACTCCATCTCCAGCATGAACTGGAGCGTCAAAACGTGCAGCCACTGCGCGAGTGCGGTGGGTCAATACGGGTGGCTTACTGTGCCAAAAACAGCCGCTGAGAAGATAGCATCTGCCGACCCAGCCAAAGAAGGTACCAAAAGGCGCTCAGGGGGGAATAATAATGGGTGAGCAACTAGAACTACCATTCGTCCCGCCCCTGGACCCAAGAATATCTAGGCGAGCGTCGGTACTTCGTACAGCCGAGGAGTACGTAACCAAGGATCGTGCGAGCACGCATGGTAATATGGAGGATAACTTCTCTACGATTGCTACCTACTGGTCCACACATCTTGGCACACCTGTTACGCCCGTAGACGTATCGGTGATGATGACGTTGCTAAAACTGGCGCGCATCAAGAATGGCCAATCAAACCACCTGGATAACTATATAGATGGGGCCGGGTATCTTGCTTGTGGTGGGGAGCTATCCCAGCGCGAGGGGGCCTAGCGATGGACTTCGTAACGCTAGATTTTGAGACGTACTACGACAAGGATTACTCCTTACGTAAACTAACGACGGAGGAGTATATCCGGGATCGCCGCTTCGAGGTAGTCGGAGTGGCGGTCAAGGTAAACAACAGGGAAACGGAGTGGATTAGTGGAACACACAAACACATCAAGACGCAACTACAAGCACTCAATCTGGATGAGGCTATGGTACTTGCTCATAACACTATGTTTGATGGTGCCATTCTTAGTTGGCGCTATGGTATTCGTCCTCGGGCTTATGCCGATACTCTGTGTATGTCCCGTGCTGTACATGGGGTGGAAGACAGTTCAAGTCTCAAAGCGCTTGCTGGAAGGTACGACATCGGAGCTAAAGGCACAGAAGTCGCCGCCGCCATCGGAAAGCACCGGACAGATTTTACGAGCGGTGAACTAGCTAGATACGGGGCCTACTGCGTAAACGACGTCGATCTGGCCTACGAACTATTCAAACGTATGTCCGTAGGGTTCCCTCGCAAGGAGCTGAAGCTCATTGACCTTACGTTACGGATGTACATAGAGCCCACCCTGGACCTAGACATGGGGCTGCTGGAAGGACACTTAGCCTACACGAAGGACGTTAAGGATAACCTACTCCGTGACGCGAACATCGAACGCGCGGACCTCATGAGCAACCCAAAGTTCGCGGATATACTACGTGCTTTCGGCGTAGAGCCGCCCATGAAAGTGAGCCCAACCACAGGTAAAGAAACCTTCGCGTTCGCTAAGTCGGATGAAGCGTTCAAGGCATTGACTGAGCACGCGGACGTAAGAGTGCAAACCGCCGTCACTGCTAGGCTTGGTGTTAAAAGCACGTTGGAAGAGACAAGGACACAGCGTTTCATCGACATCGCTAAGCGTGGGTTACTGCCGGTTCCGGTTAGGTACTACGCCGCGCACACAGGTCGTTGGGGCGGGGACGACAAGATAAATCTACAGAACCTGCCGTCGCGTGGTCCCAATGCTAAGGCCCTCAAACGCAGCATCGTCGCGCCAGACGGCTACACTATAGTCGAGGCGGACTCTTCTCAGATCGAGGCGCGCGTATTGGCGTGGCTTGCGGAGCAGGAAGACCTAGTTACCGCGTTCGCTAACAAGGAAGACGTCTACAAACAGATGGCTAGCCGCATCTATGGGGTGGACGAGGAAGACGTAAACAAAGACCAGAGGTTTGTTGGTAAGACAACAATCTTGGGGGCTGGGTACGGTATGGGCGCTGTACGTTTTAAGGAGCAACTGAAGAACTTTGGGTTTGACATGGACCTAGACGAGGCACGGCGCGTTATAGATATCTACCGGAGCGCCAACTACCAGATACACAGGTTATGGCGTGATGCGCAGAACACCATCGCTACGTTGGAACGAGGCGACGCGACCCCCCTGGGCGTGGGAGATTTGATAGAGTCAGTGCCCGACGAATCAGCGCTCCGGCTACCGTCTGGATTACTGCTACGCTACAGCGATTTGAGCGCGGAGCAGACAGACAAAGGATACGAATACAGCTACAGGACTAGACGGGGCCGGACCCGGATATACGGTGGCAAGGTCGTCGAGAACGTATGCCAAGCCATAGCTCGCTGCATCATAGGCGAGCAGATGCTGGAGGTAGCGAGACGCTACAAGGTCGTTCTAACTGTGCACGATTCCATAGTATGCTGCGTACCCGACGCAGACGTGGAGGAAGCTAAGGCATACGTGGAGCAGTGTATGCGCGCAGTGCCCGACTGGGCCAAGGGCCTCCCTGTTGATTGCGAAGCTGGAGTTGGGAAATCCTATGGAGACTGTGAATGACATATAGCGTATCGCCTTGGTCCTTCAGTAAGATCAAAGCCTTCGAGCAATGCCCGAAGCAGTTCTACCACATGAAGATAACCAAAGAGTACCAAGACAAAGAGACTGAGGCGATGGTGTATGGCACCCTGTTCCATGAGGCTGCTGAGAACTTTATGCGCGATGACACGCCTATACCAAAGAAGTTTGATTTCGTGGAGGACGCGCTCACACGGCTAAAGAATATGCCCGGTGAGAAGCTGTGTGAGTACAAGTTAGGTGTGACAGAGAACCTAGAGCCCTGTGAGTTCTTCGCTGACGACGTATGGTTCCGTGGTATCGCGGATTTAATCATCATCAACGACGATACGGCATGGGTAGTGGACTACAAGACAGGTAAGTCCGCCCGGTATGCAGACACCGGACAGTTGGAGTTGATGGCGTTAGCCACATTCAAACACTTCCCGCAGGTGAAGAAGGTCAACGCGGGGCTACTGTTTGTCATCGCTAAGGCCCTCGTAAAGGATAGCTACCAAAGCGCTACCGCCCCCGCCTTATGGAAGAAATGGCTGACAAACTATGCTAGAATGGAGAAGGCGTTGGCGACGGGTGTATGGAACCCACGACCTAGTGGACTGTGCCGTCAACACTGCGCTGTATTGGAATGTCCTCATAACGGGAGAAACTAGTGGCATATAAGAAAACCAAGCGTCCTTACAAAAAAGAGTACGCGCAACAGCAGGCGCGGGGCGAACACCCTGACCGTATGGAGCGGCAACGCGCGCGCCGCGATATGGATAAGACAGGCGCGGACGCCAACAAGAACGGCAAAGCTGACAAGCGCGAAGGTAAAGATGTGGCCCACAGGAAACCCCTATCGCGTGGAGGCACCAACAAAGACGGGGTGACTGTGCAGAGCCGTACCCGTAACCGCGCTGCCGGAGGGGCGCTAAGCAAGGGTCCAAAAAGCAAGGGCACAAAAAGAAAGACCAGAAAGGTCTAAGCCATGAACACCAAGGAGAACTACAATGCAGGTCGTCAACAACAAGGCGCTACTACTAAACCTTAGACACCCAAACAAAGTTACAAGTGTGGTGCCTAACAGCAAGGCTGTAGGCGCTAACGAGGTGCTTGTGAAGTGGGGGGTAGAGGAGACCCTCACATTAAAGAGCCTGAACATAGACGTTCCGTCACCTATCAAGGGACAATACCAGTGGTCAGGAACGTACAAACCCTTCGAGCACCAGAAGACTACGGCTGAGTTCTTAACTAAGCATCGGAAGGCTTTTTGTTTCAACGAACAGGGCACCGGTAAAACCGCCAGCGCGATATGGGCTTCTGATTTTCTCTTGTCACAAGGCGTCATCAACCGCGTGCTTGTCATATGCCCGCTGTCCATTATGGACTCGGCGTGGCGTGCTGACCTATTTACGTTTGCTATGCACCGTACGGTGGATGTCGCCTACGGGGCAAAGAACAAACGACAAAAGGTAATCAACGGTGGCGCTCAGTACGTCATTATAAACTATGACGGTGTGGATATCGTATCTGACGATATTGCTGCCGCAGGCTTCGACTTAGTTATTGTAGATGAGGCTACACACTATAAGAACGCACAGACCAAACGTTGGAAAGCGTTGAATAAACTACTGGGTAAAGATACGTGGTTGTGGATGATGACGGGAACCCCCGCAGCCCAGAGTCCTCTTGACGCCTACGGCCTAGCTAAACTCGTCAACGCTACAGCGGTGCCGAAATTCTTCGGCTCGTTCCGCGACCAAGTTATGTACAAAGTGACTAGGTTCAAGTGGGCGGTAAAAGATACCGCCACCGACATCGTGTTCAATGCCCTCCGCCCCGCTATACGGTTCACCAAGGAAGAGTGCCTGGACCTACCGGAGATGGTTTACACCAAACGGAAGGTGGAACTCACCCCCCAACAAAAGAAGTATTACAAAGAGCTCAAGACTAGGATGGTGATGCAGGCCGCAGGAGAAGAAGTTACCGCCGTAAACGCGGCTGTTAACATGAATAAGCTCCTGCAGATATCTGCGGGAGCTGTGTATACGGACGAAGGGGATGCGTTAGAGTTCGACATAAAGAACCGATATAACGTGCTTATGGAGTCCGTCCAAGAAGCTAGGGGCAAGGTACTTGTGTTTGTACCTTTTCGGCACGCTATATCCCTACTCTCTGAGAAACTATCCGCCGATGGAATAACCAACGAGATCATTCAGGGTAGTGTGACCGCTGCGAAACGTACTGATGCGTTCAGGCGTTTCCAAACTCAGCAAGACCCCCGCGTCCTAGTTATACAACCCGCCGCCGCAGCGCACGGCGTAACGCTAACCGCCGCCGATACCGTTGTTTGGTGGGCTCCGACCAGCTCCCTGGAGGTATACTCGCAGGCCAACGCACGTGTACACCGGGCGGGACAAGTCAACAAATGCACGGTGGTGCAGCTTTATGGCTCCCCGGCGGAGCAGCACGTATATAAACTATTGGATGCGAGAATTGATGTACACACAAAAATTATAGATTTATATAACGAATTGCTTGACTAGGGTGTCTTACTACACTAAAGTTAGCCAATCGCAATAAAACAGGGTAGGCACGATGGAAGAGAGGTCGCGCCTTGGTAAGTTGACCAAGGCATATATAAACATACGCGCTCAGCGCCAGGAGCTGGCGACCACATTCAAGACACAGGACGATGGGCTCAAGGGGCAACAGGATAAGATCAAGATGTCTCTCCTGCAGTTCTGCAAAGACAACGACATTGATAGCGTACGAACTGACGCTGGGGTGTTCTACCGCACACAGAAGAAGCGGTATTGGACTAGCGATTGGGGCTCCATGCACAGCTTTGTAGTGTCGCACGGGGTACCCGAGTTCCTAGAGAAACGTCTTAATCAAACTGCGGTGAAGGAGTTTCTGGCAGAGAACCCAGACATACTACCACCAGGGTTAAACGTCGAATCTGAATACACAATCTCAATAAGGAGAAAATAATGGAACCATCTACCGACGATCTGGACATCGAGTACGTGCCAATTGATGAGGTAGCGCGCAAACTACACATCTCTCTGGCTACGGTGCGGGGGTGGGTACGTAGGGGGCACATCCCGCCAACTACATACATTCGGGTAGGTAACACCTACCGGTTTAATATGGCCGCAGTCGTTACCGCACTTCTGCGCCATGAAGAGCACGAAGAGCACGAAGAGCACGAAGAAGACACCACAGAAGAAAACAACACGGAGAACGAAAATGGCTGAAGCAACACTGTTTGAGGGTAACTCCCTCGTATCTAGCGACCTGTTCAAGAAACTTCAGGGGGCGGGTAGCAATCTACTAGGCGGCAATTCCGGCGGTGGTATGCGCCGGATTAGTATCCGTGGCAAACGTTTCCGCGAAGTAGTCGGCGGCGAAGAAATGCGTGTTAGTAAGTCTAACAGTATGAACATCGTTATCGTCGACGCTGCCCCCATCTCTCGCATGTACTACGAGGGGGTGTATACACCCGATAAACCTTCTGCCCCCCAGTGTTGGTCTGCGGACACTAACATGCCATCCGTTGACGTACCAGAAGAGCAGCGTATGGCCGCTCGGTGTATGGACTGCCCCATGAATATAAAGGGCTCAGGACAAGGCGATAGTCGTGCGTGCCGGTTCCAACAAAGGCTCGCGGTTGTTATCGAGGGTCAGCTGGATAAGGTGTACCAACTGCAACTCCCGGCCACGAGCGTGTTCGGTGAGGTCCATGATCGTAAGATGCCTATGCAGGCATACGCACGGTTCCTAAACGAGAACAGGACTCCACCTATTGCTGTCGTTACAGAGATGTATTTCGACGACGACAGCGCAGGTCCCAAGCTGTTTTTCAAACCAGCTCGTCCACTGGAGGAGGCTGAACTAGAACAAGTTGCCGGTGTACTGGAGCACCCAGATACACAACGAGCAATCACGTTCAGTGTAGCCAAACCAAAAGATGGTGTCTCTATTGCCGCGCCAGTAGCCCCCGTGGCACCGGCTAAGAAAGCCAAACCAGCTAAGAAGGCATCCATCTTCGAGGATGAGGGTGAAGAGGAAGAACCTAAAGAACCGAAGAGGGTTGCAAAGAAACCTTCAAACGTGGAGGATACGGACCCCGAGCTGGATGCCATAGTCGCCGCTTGGGACGATTAGGTACACGCCCGACATAATGCACGAAGTATTTGCCGGGCGCTTTTCTGTCACCGTAAGGCGCTAAATCTCACGGCTGTCTTTGGGAGAGGATAGCCGTGAGATAACTTGGGAGGTATGGATGGAACCAAGAAAGTTCCTAGAAAAAACGTTACCTAACACCGGACATTACTGCTTGTTCGCCGCAAAAGCCGCTGAAAATAAACGCGTACAGCAGTTCTACAGTACTATCCCTACGCTACTCGACGCAGCTCAGACTTTAGATAGCACCGGATACGACGTGTATTTTGCATTGGCGTCTTTGGAGGAGGCTGGGTCGCGTAAGGTTAACAATGTTAAGCACCTACAGTCATTTTTCTTGGACCTAGATTGCGGTCCCACTAAGGACTACCCAAACCAGCCGGAGGCTATAAAGGCCTTACAGCTCTTTTGCAAAGACACCGGACTACCTAAACCACTGCTCGTAAACTCTGGTAGAGGTATACACGGGTATTGGTTTCTAGATGAGTCCGTATCCTATGACGAGTGGATACCAGTTGCTGAGAAGCTAAAGGCGGTATGCGCTAGCAACAAACTACTAGCCGACCCAGCCGTAACAGCCGATGCCGCGCGCGTGCTACGTATTCCCGGCACCCATAACTATAAGGCTGACCCACCCCTACGCGTACACTGTGTCGGTATGGAATATCCCGCCGTAATTAGTCTAGAGGCGTTCTCCAACGCTATCGGCGCAGACCTAATACCTGTTCCTAGAAAACACATACCGTCGGAAGCTAATGCGGTCCTTAACGCGCTTATCGGTAACAAGATGAGTAAGTTTAAGGATATACTAGACAAGACTCAGCGTCGCGTCGGTTGTGCTCAGTTGGGCGATATGCTCAAGAATCAAGCCGAGGTATCAGAACCGCTATGGCGCGCGGGCCTATCTATAGCCAAGTTCTGCGAGGACGGCGCTAAGGCTGCGGATATTCTGTCAAAGAACCACCCAGAGTATTCGGCTATCGCTACAATCAATAAGATGGACCGAATCAAAGGGCCGTACCGGTGTGCTACGTTCGATGAATACGCACCGGGCATATGCACTGGGTGTCCGCACTGGGGGAAGATAAAGTCCCCTATAACTCTAGGGCAGCGGTTCCGCGAGGCCACGGAAGAAGAGGTCGTTCAAGCCCCGTCCCTAGATTTACCTAACGTACCTGTTAGGAC